TCGCAACGACCGCAACAACGAGCATGTGGCGCAATGCATCCAGAACGACGTTCTATACAACGAAGATGTCTTGCTGACGCGCCCCACGCGCATGATCATCACCGAAGGTGTCACCGATTGCATTTCTTTGATGGAGCACGGCTTCCCGGTAGTCTCGCCTGTGACCGTGCGAATCCGCGAGGCCGATTGGGAGCGCCTGCTGCCCAAGCTCGCTGGCGTCCAAACCGTCTTCGTCTGCCAGGACAATGAGGTCTCGCAAGCCGGCCTGCAGGGCGCCCTGACGTCGGCGCGCATCCTGGCCGCTCACGGGATCGAGACCCGCGTGGCTGTCCTGCCGCTGGCCGAAAAGCAGCAAGCGGCACGGCGGGAGTTGCGTGAGCGTTTCGGCGCTGATCAGACGGCAACAGATCTTCCGCCGGAAGCTGAGCCGTATCTGGCCGACGCCAAAATCGACGTCAATGAGTACTTCGCCGCTGGCCATACCGCCGCGGAGTTTGAGCAGATCCTCGCCCGGGCACAGACGCCACTCGAGATGGCGATCGCCAGACTTTCGGCGGATACGCCGGATACCGACCTGCCACGCATCCTCGCTCCGGTGCTCGCCGAGATTGGGCAACTCGACCCGATCGCTCAGCCCCATCACCTGAAGGCGATCCAGGAGCGCTGCGGCAAGGAGCGGCTGCCCCTGTCGGCCTTGCGCCAACAGATGAAGATCGTGCGGATTGACAGCAAGAGAGGAGCGAGAAAACGAATGAACGGAGGACGCGTGGCTGGCTCACAAGGAACAATATCGCTAACGAGCAGTGCAAGTTGGCGGGATAAGCTAATCTTTAACTTGAATGGCTCGGTGAAGCCTGTGCTGGCCAACGCCATCACGGCGCTGAGCAATGCACCCGAGTGGGCCGGCACGCTCGCGTACAACGATTTTGCCCTGAACACTGTGCTCGTTCGGCCGGCACCGTGGATGGCCGCTGACACTCCGGTTCCCCATGCCTGGAACAACACCGAGGACATCCTGACCGCCAATTGGCTGCAGCACGAAGACATCTTCGTGGCGCCGCACGTGGCCGGCCAAGCCGTCGAAGCGGTCGCCAAAGCGCATCACTTCCATCCCGTGCGGGAGTACCTGGAGTCGCTCACCTGGGACGGCATGCCGCGGCTCGGCAGCTGGCTGACCGACTATCTGGGCGTCGAGCCTTCTCCGTACGCGGCCGCGGTCGGCACGCGCTGGATGATTTCGGCCGTGGCCCGAATCTTCGCGCCGGGCTCCAAAGCGGACACCTGCCTGATTCTCGAAGGAGTGCAGGGCATCAAGAAATCGACCGCCCTGCGCGCGCTGGCGCAACCCTGGTTTGCCGAAGAGATCGCCGAGTTGGGCTCGAAGGATGCTTCGATCCAGTTGCAGGGCACCTGGATCATCGAAATCGCCGAGTTGGATTCGATGTCCCGCGCTGAGGTCGGCCGGGTGAAGGACTTCATGAGCCACCTCACCGACCGCTTTCGGCCCCCCTACGGCGAACGGGCCATCAGCGTGCCCCGGCAATGTGTCTTTGCCGGCAGCGTGAACCACGGTACATATCTTCGCGACGAGACCGGCGGCCGGCGCTTCTGGCCGGTGGAGTGCAAAGCCGCAGAAATCGACGTCGCCGGGATCGAGTCCGCCCGCGATCAGCTTTGGGCGGAGGCCGTGTTCCTGTACTACGAGGGCAAGCCGTGGTGGCTCGACTCGCGGGAACTGAATGAGCGCGCGGCCGAGGAACAAGCGGCCCGCTACGAAGGCGATCCCTGGGATGACCTGATCCGGCGCTGGGTCGAAGAGCGCGAGTCGGTCTCCATCACCGAGATTCTCGAAGGCTGCATCGACAAGCGCAAGGATCAGTGGACTCAGATGGACAAGAACCGTGTGGCTCGCTGTCTTCGCTCATACGGCTGGCAACGGTTCAACGCCGGCGGCAGAGGGTCGCGGCAGTGGCGGTATCGCCCGCCGGAGCAGCCCTGCTGAGGGCGCCGTGTTCCAGTCTCCCGCGGTGTTCCAGTCCGTGTTCCAGTCTGTGTTCCAGTATCAAGCCGCCTATTTTCAAGAGGATGTACCGGTGTTCCAGTATAAACATACGCGCACACGTATAGAACAAACACACACACCGTGGGGGAAGGAGAGAGAGAAATATATTTGTTATAGGTATAGAAATCGGTACTCAAACCGGAACACTGGAACACATCCGCGTAACTCCCGTTCTGCCAACGCATTGCAGTGTTCCAGTGGTGTTCCAGTTGTGGGCGTTCCTCGGCTGAGACGTGGAGCTTGGGCATGAGCGCAATGGTGGCGCGCTTCGTTTCGACCGCCCTCGAGCAGTGGCACACCAATCAACCGGACCGCATCGCACGCGACTTTCAGCTCAACGACACGGTCTACCGGCGGCTGGATCCGGAGTATTACGCCTGGTTGCGCTCCCGAATGCACCTGGCGAAGATGGCGGCCGAAGCCGGGCAATTGGAGGCAGGCGAGTTCGAAGCGCTCCGCAGCCGTTTCAACCAGGTGCACGAATGGGCGCTCGAGCACTTCAGCCGGGCCGCTCTCGAAGCGGCTCTACGCACACTTGACGCTCGGCAGTACAGCGCCCCACGGACTGAGACGGAGCGCCCCGGTCGCAAAGTCGTGAGTGCGGGCGTGCCGCTGCCGGAGTCCTATGCGCTGGTCGCCGGCATCCGCGCGCGGGCGCTGGCGCTCGGCTGGAGCGAAGCTCAGCTATCTGCAGAGCCTCCGGAGGCGCGTCACGGGGAACTCGTCGCTGGCAGCGGCTTGGTCTGCTACCTCCGCCCGGGCGACCAGATCGGTGCAGTCACCCGCGAAGCGATCGAGATCACCGTGGCCAACGGTGTGCGCCAGAGCTTCTACAACCCCGACGTCGAACAGCCGTGGATCAAACGCGTGGCGCGATGAGTGGACACTTCGATCAGCTCGCGAGTATTTATTACCGGTAGCACAAATTGCGGGCAGAACGGGCTCGCGGAAAATGCATTCGGGCCTTTCAGAAACTTGGGCCCGCCGAGTATAGATAAGCAGAGGCACGAATTCAGCATCGGTCCCAACAGCCCGGTGCCGGAGATGCCTCACCCATAACGAGAGACGGGACTCTCGGAAAACTCCTTCCCTTCGTCCTGGACATCCGAAGTGTGTCCGATGAAGACCTTAACTGAAATTCCTTACTACGCGCCAGACGGCGCTTCGCTCGGCTTCCGCACCGTGGAGTCCGCGCGGCGGTTGATCGCGGGCGGTTATGTGAAGGCGTCGTATGGCCGCAAAGGACACCTGCGGGCCATCTGGCTGCAGCGGCCGGACGGGGGTAACCCCATCGCGACGCGGCCCCACAATGGCACGCATTACAGCTTCCTGCAGAACCTGGACAGCGGCCGTTGCTGGCAGCTTAAGCGGCTCGACGGCAAAGACGAAAACGGCGTCGTGTTCAGTGCGCGCCATGTCTTCCTGCAGGTGGTGAGCGATTGTCTGGCCGGTTGAAGAGCCGGCGCGCCCGGATTGGCGGGCGTCACGTCGCGTGGATGCGCGGGACGTTCCAGCCCTCCTACTCGCTGGTGGCGCCGTTGCGCCGCCTGAGCGCCGCCGACGCCCCACGAGCGCAACGTGGCCCCGCACCGGCCGCACGTCCCGCAGTCCCTTCTCCGTCCGCACCCGTTGTGAGCCCTGCATGATTTCTCTTCCCACCGCGATCACCCTGCAGCCGATTGACGCGCTGCTGCCCTATGCCCGCAACAGCCGGACGCACGCGCCGGAGCAGATTGCGCAAGTGGCCGCCTCGATGCGCGAGTTCGGCTGGACCAATCCGGTGCTGGTCGACGCCGACGGCACGATTATCGCCGACCATGCCCGGGTGCTTGCCGCACGGCAACTCGGCCTCACTGAGGTCCCGACGATCATGCTCGGCCATCTGAGCGAGACGCAACGCCGCGCCCTGGTGATTGCCGATAACAAGCTCGCCCTCAATGCGGGCTGGGATGAGGACATGCTGCGGACCGAGTTGCAGGCGCTCAGCGAGGAGGACTTCGATCTCGACCTGGTGGGCTTCACGGACGCCGAACTCGAAGTCTTGCTCGAGGATCCGGAGCAAGTGGCCGAAGGCAACACGGATGCCGATGCGGCGCCGGAAGCGCCCGAGACGGCAGTCACCGTCCCAGGCGACGTCTGGCTACTCGGCGCTCATCGGCTGCTGTGCGGCGATTCCACGCAGATGGAGACGATCGAGAAAGCCCTCGATGGCGGCCTGGCGGACATGGTCTTTACCGACTTGCCTTACAACGTCAACTATGAGGCGGAGACAAAGCACGGCAAGAGCCGCAAGATCGCCAACGACAATTTGGGCAAGGCTTTCGAACCATTTCTGCGCGATGCCTGTTCGGCGATGCTGGCGGTCACCAAGGGCGCCATCTACATCTGCATGTCCTCTTCCGAGCTTCACACGCTCGAGAAGGCGTTCCGCGAGGCGGGCGGCCACTGGTCGACCTTCCTCATCTGGGCCAAGAACACCTTCACGCTCGGACGCGCGGACTATCAGCGCCAGTACGAGCCGATCCTCTATGGCTGGAAGGAAGGCACGGACCACTTCTGGTGCGGGGCCCGAGATCAGGGTGACGTGTGGTTCATCAAAAAGCCGGTCAAGAATGATCTCCATCCGACATGCAAACCCGTTGAGCTGATCGAGCGTGCACTGCACAACTCCTCAAAGACGCGTGACACTGTGCTCGATCCCTTCGCTGGTAGCGGCAGTACGCTCATCGCGTGCGAGCGCATTGGGCGCCAAGCGCGGCTCATTGAACTCGATCCGCGCTATTGCGACGTGATCGTGCGGCGCTGGGAAGAGCACACCGGCGAGTTGGCCACGCTCGAAGCGGACGGCCGCTCGTTCAAAGGCTTGGCTGCCGAGCGCCTCGGCACGGTCGCTTGAATCGAGCGCTGCCACCGTGAGTTGGCCGAGCTTGAAGCCGAGTTACGCGCGGGTAACCCTGACATCCAGGGCTTGTGCCTGGCCCTTGCGGACTGGTCCGCGGAATTGAGGATCCTCGAACGACTGCCGTGGAAAACGACGTTATCGGACTTGCGATCGCCGCCTCGGGGCTCGTCTCGGGGCTGATCGGCACGTACGTGGGGCTTGAGAATCGAGCGTTACTCGCGAGGTGCGCAAGGAAATGGCCGATCTGGAAAACGACTGATCGCCCGCATCAATGGCACCTACATCCGGCGGCGCGAATGTGAATTGCGCGAGACCAACGTGCAGCAGCGGATTGATGCGCTGGCGGCAGAAGTGAGACGCAAGCCCGGCTAAGCACACGGCGCTGCATCGTCTGACGTACAATGTATGTACGAGGTCTGCAATGGCAACTGCACCCAAAGAACGGCGCATCAATCTACGCGCTTCAGAGAGCGACGTCCAGGCAATTGCGCGCGCCTCGGCGCTCACTGGCTTGAGCGTCAGCGCGTTCATCCTCGCCAGCGCGACCGAGCGGGCTGAACGCACGCTCGCCGAGATGCGCCACTTCGAACTCGATCCGAAACAGTGGCAGGCCTTCAGCAACGCGCTGGACCGGCCCGCCCGGCGAATCCCCAGACTGCGCCGCTTGTTGCAGGAGCCTTCCATCCTTGACCGCCAATGATCCAGCGCGGTCGCCGCTTTCGGCCGTGGAGCCGTTGCAGCGGCAACATGCGGCCGCCAGCTTCGACTGCGGAACGCAACCGGCTCTCAATGACTGGTTGAAGCGGTACGCGTGGACCAATCAGCGCAACGAAGCGGCTCGCACGTATGTTGTGCACCGCGGCGGCAAGGTGGTCGGGTATTACTCGATCGCGGCGGGCAGCGTGCGAAAAGAAGAAACGCCGGCGCGGGTGGCACACGGGCTGGCTAACCATCCGGTCCCGGTCGTGCTGCTCGCCCGCTTGGCTGTCGACAAGTCCGAGCAAGGCTCGGGCCTGGGCAAGGCGCTGTTGAAAGATGCGCTGATACGAATTGCGACCGCGGCGGACGTCATTGGCGCCCGGGCGGTCCTGGTGCATGCGATCAACGAAAGTGCGGCGGCGTTCTACCGGCACTTCGGGTTCGAACCGTCGCCGATTGACGACCTGCATCTGATGCTGTTGATGAAAGATTTGCGCGCCAACCTCGGGCGCAAATGAACAGTTTTTCGAACAAAGGAGCCGCCAGCGGCTGAGGCTGGCGGCCTTCGAACTTGGCTTGCGCGTCAGGCCACGCGGTAGACGCGCTGGCCATCTTCGCGCTTGGTGCTCGCGATAGTGAGGCCCATCTTCTTGCCCAGGCTGCCCGAGAGGAAGCCGCGCACGCTGTGCGCCTGCCAGTCAGTCGTGGCCATGATCTCCTTGAGCGTCGCGCCCTCGGCCCGCTTGAGCAGGTCGAGGACAATGGCCTTCTTGCTGCCCTCGCGCGGCGTCCGCTGGGCACCGGCTTCCTTTACGCCCTGGCCCCGTTTGGTGGGCTTCGGTGCGGCCTCTGCGGTCTGCTTGGCCGGCGCTGGGGTAAGAGCCTGGATCGCTTTCCAAATGCGCGCAACCGCCGCGGTGCGGTTGGCAAACTTCTTCACCGGCTTGAGGTCGGCGAAAGGTACGACGCCAGCGAAGTTGTTCCAAAGCGCCGCGTAGCGGCTGATCGGCCAAAGCGCGGTGAGTTTGGCGAGTTCCTTCTCGCTCGTGAAGACCGCGTCGCTCGCGCCATTCGCGCGGGCCTCTTCGAGCGCGGCAAAGGCCGTGATGGTGTTGTCCGAGTCAATCGAAAAAGTGGTCATGAGTTCTCTCCTGAGTGAGTTCGTGGCGCGCTAGCAGTCCAGCCCTTTGGCCTCCACTGCGCTGCGGTCGCCGAGGCTCGCCAAGACGTAGGCCAACTCCTCGTTGACGTGGCCGAGGTCACCGGCGAAGCCCCAATCAGCGGGCTCGGCGGCCTGGAGCTTGCGGTGCGCAGCGAGTTGCCGCGCAATGCGCTTCAGTAGTTCTTGCGTCTCTTCAAAACGCTCGGCGTAGCAGGCGGCGGCAGTGGTGTGGGTTGGTTGGGTGCGTGCCATCGATGACATGAATCACTTCAGCGCCGGCGAATAGCAAGACGATTCCGATGGTTCAATTGCAAATCCAGGCTGACGTCGACGCGGCGGTGGGCGCGCTGGATGCGGTCCGGGTGGATCAGCTTCCCTTTGCCCTGAGCCTGGCGCTGAACCGAATTGCCCAGGCGGCAAAAAAGGACGTCACCGCGGAGATCGCGGCCAAGTATCGCAACCGCAGTGGCTCGCTGGCGTTCCTGATGCAAGGCGTCCGGATGGACCCGGCGACCAAGATCAACCCGACCGCGACGGTCTACGACGTGGACTGGTTCATGGGCTACCAGGAAGAGGGCGGCCGGAAGCAGGCGTCGGGGAACAAATGGGAGCGAGTTCGCGCGGCGGCCATTAACGGCGTGCGCGTTCCGCCGTCGGTCACTGCGCTGCTCGCGCAGCATGGCAGCGGTTACTTCGTCAACCAGTTCCGCTCGAGCGGGGATTGGTTTCTGGGGCATCGCTTCAAGACAGGCAAGGACGACCTCCGCGATCACGACGGCACGCGCATTGACGGCCATCCTGGCTTCTCCGTGGTGATGCTGCTGGAGAAGGCCATCGACGTGAAGCCGAGTTTCGGGATGCGTGAGACGGTGGAAATGACCGTCGAGACCGGCTTCGCCGCGGCGTTCCGCGACGCTGCCGAGCAGGCGATGGCGACGGCGCGCTGAGACGGCGTACAAGTTCGCAGCCCAACGCGCAAACAGCAGTTCGAAAGTGGCTCGGCTGAGCGTTACACTTCAGCCGTTCATTGTGGCAAAAAGGCCACGCAAACAGTGGGCCTAAACGCCCTCCCAGCGGCAAAAAGGTACTGGGAAGTCCTTTGTTTTCATGCCGGTGCCGCAAGGCGCAGACGACGCCCAGCGACGGTGCAATTTCCGGAGTTGCATGCGGAGTTGCGGGGGTTGCATAGCGGGTTGCACCCCATCCGATCAGTTTCATGCGCTTAACGGCCGTTTCGATCTCGAAATCGCTCGGCGTCAGCCGCCAGGCGGTGGACAAAGCGATCAAGCGGGGCCGGATTGATCCGAACACGCCGATCGAGCAGATCCTCGTCGATTGGAAACGGAACGCCGATCCGCTACAGCGCGCCAGGAGACTGGCAGCCGTTGCTGCTCCGCCTGCTCCTGTGCAGCCCGTTCGCCGGCTGGCGCCGACCGCTCGCCGAACCGTGGACGACGACCCAAATGGCGGCGGGCCGGCTCGGCTCGGTGGCCTGACCAAGTTCGACCTGGAGATGCGCGATATGGCCGTCCGGCTCAAGCTGCGCCAGGTCGCGCTGCGCGAAAAAGAGGGCGCGCTGGTCCGTGCGGATGAGGTGCAGTCGGCGTGGGCTGCGCTGGTGCTGAACGCGAAATCGCGGCTGCTGCAGTTAGGCGATGAGCTGTCCGATGGGCTGGCGTGCTCTTCGGACCGGGTCCACTGTAAGCAGCTCATTGACGACAAAGTGTTTGAGATCTTGAACGAACTCGCCCGGTACAAGCCTGAAGAATGAAGGCCGAGGATGTAGTTACAGACGTCGCAAAGCTGTGGGCGCCACCGCCGCGCCAGACGGTGTGCGAGTGGGCCCAAGAGAACTTCATCGTCACCACCGGCGCGAACAAAGGACGCTTCCGGCCTGCTCCATATCAGGTCGAGCCGATCAATGCGATCGGCGATCCAACGATCAACGAGATCGTGATCATGTCCGCGACGCAGTTGCTGAAGACGATCACCATTCTGGTCGGCATCAGCTACGTCATCGCCCGCGACCCAGACCCGATTATGGTCGTGATGCCGCGCGACTCGGACGTCGGCAAGTTCTCGAAGTTTCGCCTGGCTCCGATGCTGCGCGAGATGCCCGCGCTGCGTGGCCTGGTCTCGGATCCCAAGTCGCGGAATTCTTCGACGACGATTGACACGAAGGATTTCCCAGGGGGCCCACTGATCATGACCGCCGCGGGCTCGCCGGCCAACCTGGCGGCGTACGCGATCCGGTACCTGTTCTGCGACGAGGTCGACAAGTATCCGAAGTCCTCGGGCGGTGAAGGCAATCCGATCGATGTGGCGAACAAGCGCACGGCGACCTATCGCGGCCGGCGCAAGCGGATCCAGACCTGCTCGCCCACCATCGCGCGCGAGTCGCAAATCGCCGCGGCGTACGCCGAGACGGACCAGCGGAAGTTCTGGGTGCCGTGCCCGGTCTGTGGCAAAGCACAGGTCCTGGTCTGGCGGCAGGTCAAGTTCGGGAAGAAGTCCGACGATCTGAAGAAGCGCGCGGCGACGGCGCTGTACGCGTGTGAGCACTGCGGTGCGCTATGGAACGACGTCCAGCGCTGGGCGGCCGTCGAGCGCGGCGAGTGGCGCGCGGACAAACCCTTCAACGGCGCGGCTGGCTTCTGGATCAGCGAGTTGTACTCGTCCTTCAAGCCCCTCCGGGAACTCGTATTGGACTTCCTGAAGGCGAAAGACAGTCCGGAGCGCCTGAAGGTATTCGTGAACACGAGCTTGGCTGAGGTCTGGGATGTGCCGGGCATGGCGCCGGACTGGAAGCGCCTGTACGACCGTCGGGAGGACTACGCCTACGGCAAGGTGCCGCACGGCGCCTCCTTCCTGACCGCGTTTGTCGATGTCCAGGAGAATCCGCCGCGGCTTGAGGTCGAGGTAAAAGCCTGGGGCAAGAACGTTGGAGAGAACTGGTCGATCTGGTATGAGGTCATTGCGCCAGAACGGCCGGGCCCAGGCGGGCGGCCGGTGCGGTGCACGCCAGCAGATCCGGAGCCGTGGGAACGCCTGGCGGAATTGCTCACCATGGACTGGCCCCACGCGGACGGCGGCACGTTGCCGATCTGGATCTGCGGCGTGGACTCCGGTTACATGGCCGACACGGTTTACTCGTTCTGCCGGCAGTGGGCCCAGCCGGCCTACGGACCGGCCGGCGCGGTTGTGCCATCTTACCGGACCGTCGTGCCGACCAAGGGCGGCCATAACCCGTTCAAGATCATCGAGAACATTTCATCGATCGATCAATCGAAACTCCGCGGCGGGCTGCGGATCGTGACGATCGGGACGCACTGCGTAAAGCAGGTTGTCTACGACTCTCTGGGGAAGGACAAACCGCTCGACGGGCAACCGTTCCCAAATGGTTATTCACATCACCCCAGTGCTTACGACGAGTCGTACTTCCATGGGCTGACTGCCGAGACCCGGATCGTCACTGAGTCAGGCGCGGTTGAGTGGCACGTGACCGGCCGCAACGAGCCATTGGATACCGCGGTGGGCAACCGGGCGATGTACGAGTTGTGCGGCGGCCACCGGTTGAGCGACGCGGCATGGGAAGCGCTCGAGCAGCAGCGGCAGCAGTCGGCCGCTCCCGTGGCAGTCCCGCAGGGGCAAACGACGGTGCGCGTCGTGGACCACAGCGAAGAGAGCCGCATTGTGCGGCCGAGTTGGATGGACTGAGCCATGGCATACACACAACAGGATCTGGAGCGGATCGACAAAGAGATCGGTAGCGGCGCAGCGGAGCAGCAGTACGGCGATAACCGCGTGCGCAAACGATCCCTCGCGGACTTGTTGCGCATTCGCGCGGAGATTCAGGCTGAACTGGCGACGCAGCAGCCGCCGATCCGTCAGGTGCGGTTTGAAACGAGCAAGGGAGTCTAGAGATGGCCGCCAAACAAGCAGAGAAGAAGTCGGCGAGGATGCCGGTGGTGCAGCCGGCGCGCGAGCAGGGTCGGCCGGACCAGCCGGACCACCGGGACCTGCGCGCTCCGATGCCCGAGGTTGGTCCGCGACCGGTCGTGCCGGCGCGCGCGGCGCGCATCACGCCGCAGGTTGCGCTCGAGGCGTTGCTGCTGAGCTGGCTGTGCCTCAGAGACTTTGCGATGTGGCCCTTCGTTCAGGGCGTCGATCCGGAAGCGCCTCTCGCCAGCGTCGACCTGTCCGAGGTTGAAGGCACTGTGCGCCAGATGAACACGATGCGTGACGCGGCGATGCACTTTGCCGTGCAGATCGCCGGCAAGAATGATCCGGCCGCGGTGCTGCGCGACGCCATCGTCAAGGTCCGCAGCGCGCACGCGCCCGTTTTCTCGATGACCGTCGCCAGTATTCCTTCCGCTTTTTAAGCGACGAAGTAGCACACTATGGCCAAAACAGCGCTGTTCACCGACGTCTACCGCTCCGCTGTGAGTGCGCCTGCGCGGAGTGTGCCTACCTTGGCTGCTGAGTATCAGGGTGGTTCCGGTGGTAGCGCACTGCCCTTCTACGACGCCTCCGGATGGGGGCGGCGCACGCACGGTTGGAACCCGGGCAACGCCGGTCCGAACACCATCGGGATGCAGAGCATTGAGACGCTCCGGTCCCGTGCGCGATTCACTGCGCGCAACGACCCCTGGGCCAACAATGGCATCGCCTCCTTCGCCGCGAACGCCATCGGGACTGGCATCAAGCCGCAGTCGATGCACCCTGACAAAGAGGTCAAGGCGAAGATTCCGCAAGCTTGGTTGCGCTGGACTGACCACTGCGACGCGCACAACGCTTGCGACTTCTACGGGCTGCAGACGCTGCTCTGCCGTGAGGTGATCGAGGGCGGCGAGTGCTTTGCGCGCTTGCGCCCGCGCCGCAAGGATAGCGGCCTGCGCGTGCCGCTTCAGATTCAACTCCTCGAATCGGAACTGCTTCCCACCTGGTACAACATCGACCGGCCGAACGGCAACAAGGTGCGCGAGGGCGTCGAGCTGAACAAGGAACTCGCACCGGCCGGTTACTGGTTCTTGAAGCAACACCCGGGCGACACCGTCCTTTGGCCGAACAATGCGGGCCGGCTCCTGCGCGTGGCAAGCCAGAGCGTAGCGCACGTGTTTCAACCGCTGCGCACTGGGCAACTCCGCGGCGTGCCGTGGCTGGCGCCGGTGCTGCTACGCATCTACGAGCTGAATCAGTTCGAAGATGCAGAGCTGGTCAAGCAGAAGGTTGCTGCCATGTTCGTGGCCTTCGTGCATCAGATGACCGGCCAGGGCATGTTCAACGAAGTGCCCGGCACGCCCGGCACAACGCCGATCGTGCCACCTGGTGTGGGCAATGCGGTGATGGAGCCGGGCACGACGCAGTACCTCCGGCTGAACGAGGACGTGACGTTCTCGAAACCGCCAGAGTTCAATTCCCTGCCCGAGTTCATGCGGGTGTACCTGCGCTCGATCGCGGCGGGCCTCGGCGTTACGTACGAGCAACTCACCGGCGATTTGACGGGCGTGAACTATTCGAGCATCCGCGCCGGCCTGATCGAGTTCTGGCGGCGCTGCGAGCAGTTCCAGCACCAGGTCATCATCTTCCGCTTTTGCCGGCCGATCTGGGACGCCTGGATCCGCACAGCGTTGATTTCCGGCGAACTCGATTACTCCGACTATGCCAAGGATCCGCTGGCGTTCACGAGCGTCAAGTGGGTCCCGCCGGTGCGCCAGTGGGTCGATCCGGCCAAAGAGATCGGCGCCACGCTCGACGCCATTCGCGGCGGCCTGGGCTCTCGCGACACGTCTGCCAGCGCCCAAGGCTTCGACGTCGAGGAGATCGACAGCGAGAACGCTCGCGACCAGGAACGTGCTGACAAGCTGGGCCTGGTCTACGACTCCAACGCGCGGGACCGCACTTCGGCTGGCATGCCGACCGGCGAGAGTCCGGCGCGCCCGGGTAGGACGAAGGGTGCGCGTGCCACGACGCCAGAGCAACGGCTCGCCCTCGCCACGCCGACCGGGCTCTACGCGGTGCTGGAGGAGATCGTGAGCTTGGAACTCGACCGGAGGGCAGCGTAGTGGCAGTCGAACATCTCGGTGAAACTCAGTGCGCTGGTCTGACGGGCGTTGCCATGCGCGTCTTCAATCAGCCACTGGCCATCGGCCGCGACAAGTTGGACATCATCGTCCGCAACGTCATCCTGCCGCGTCTCGGCAGCGATGTGGATGCTGCGCTCGTGGTTGATCAAGACAAGAGCGATCGCAAACCCTACTCCGTAACGCCCGAGGGTGTCGCGCTGATCGATGTCAGCGGGACGCTTGTCCGTAAGTCTTTTGGCTTGCGCCCGTGGAGTGGCATGACCAGCTACGAGTGGCTGAGTCGAGAGCTCGTCACCGCACTCGCAGATTCGGACGTTCGCGGGATCCTGCTGTGCTGCGACTCACCAGGCGGAGAGGTCGCTGGTTTGTTCGACGTTGTTGACGAGTTCTACGCGGCGCGCGGTCAGAAGCCGATCCTCGCATCCATCTGCGAGCAGGCTTGCTCGGCGGCCTACGCGATTGCCAGCGCGGCAGACAAGATCTACATCACGCGCACCGGCGCAGCCGGTTCGGTGGGCATCGTGATGTGTCACGCCGACCAGTCCGACTACGACAAGAAGCAGGGCTTCGAGTACGAGTACATGTACTTCGGCGAGCACAAGATCGACGGGAATCCGCACCAGCCGCTGAGCGATAGTGCGCGTGCAGCGGCAATGGCGGAGGGGCAGCGCTGTTACGGAATGCTGGCGCAGACTGTGTCGCGCAACCGCGGGATGACGCTCCAGGCCGTCAAGGAGACAGAGGCCGGCGTGTTCTTCGCCGAGCAAGCGATCAGCGCCGGCCTGGCAGACGAAATGGGAACGACCGACGTAGCTTACGCGGCGCTGGTCGACGAGATCGCCCAGCAAGCAGCCGGGGCGGCGGGGGATTTCAAGGGCGAGAGCCGATTGGCAGCCCCGCTCGCGATGGAACAGTTTTCGGAAGCGGGAGCGTCCGCTCCGAGTTCGACGAAGGGAGACACGATGATCAGACCGAAAGTGGCGGGCGCAACACCATCGCCCGCAGCCGGGAAGACGCACGACGACGACGATCCGAAGGGCGCCAAGCGTGGCAAGGGCGCACCGGCAGCCGACGACGACGATGACGATACCGACGATGACGACGAGATCGATGCCGACGCCGATGACGCGGACGACGATGCCGGCGATGACGACGACACTGCTGCACCTGCCGGTGGTAAGGGCAATGGCAAAGGTAAAGGTAAGCAACGCGGCGGCAAGAAGGGCGGCCACGCCGAGACTTCCGCGCCGGCGCCGGCCGCCGCTGCACCGGAGCACGCCGGCATGGCAATGGCGGCGGAGATCGCGGATCTCTGCATTCTTGCCGGTATGCCCGGCATGACCGCGCAGTTCATCAAGGCCGGCCTGACGCCGCAGCAGGCGCGGGAAAAGCTGCTGGCCGCGCGGGCTGGTGGCGACCCGACCGAGATCGACCAGGCCATCAACGCCAATACCGGCACCCAGATTCACGTTCCGGCAGCGGAGACCGGTGTCGTGAAGAAGTGCAAAGCGATCGCCGCGCGCATGACTGCGCAGAGAGGGAGGGCGTAACAGATGTCCGTTCAGGTTCAATCGTTCAACCAAGGCGACTGGCTCAAGTGGGAACACGTGGATCATCGCTTCAGCCGCGATGAGGTCGTGCTCGCCGCGGGCCAGGCCAACGTCCTGACGGGCACGGTGCTCGGCCAGCAGACGCTGACCGGCAATCTCGTGACCGTCGTTCCCGCCGGCACGAACACTGGCAAAGGCGTTCTGACGATGGATGCGGCCTCGCCTCTCCTGGCCGGCGCCCAGGCTGGCGCCTACGTGGCCAAGTGCACTACAGCCGCGGCGAACGGTGGAACCTTCACCGTGACCGATCCCAAGGGCAATGTCCTCGGGACTGTGGCCGTCGGCGCGACGTTCGCGACGCAGATCAAGTTCGTGATCGCGGACGGCGCTCCGGACTTTATCCTCGGCGATCAGTTCTCGATCGAGGTCGGCCCGATTTCTCCGGCCGTTGTGACCGCGCTGAACTTGGCAGCCTCCGACGGAACGCAGAATGCTGCCGGTGTTTTGCTCTTCACCACGGACGCTACCTCCGGTGCTGTAAAGACCACGATGATCGCTCGCGAGGCGATCCTCTCTTCGTTCGGCCTGACGTGGCCGGCAGGAATCACCCAGGCGCAGCAGGACGCTGCCGTGGCGCAACTCGCCACGAAAGGAATCCAGGTCCGGCAGAGCGCGTAACGCTGCTTAGCCGTGACTCGGAAGGAGACACACACATCATGCCGATGATCAATCCGTTCACTACCGACGGCTTCTCGATGGTTGCGCTCACCGACGCAATCAACGTGATCCCGAACATGTACGGCAAAACCAACGAACTCGGCCTGTTCACGGAAAAGGGCGTGCGTACCCGGACCGTGATCGTCGACGAGAAAAACGGTGTTCTGAACCTGCTGCCCACGCGGCCGGTGGGCGCCCCCGGCTCGGAAGCGATCAAGGGACGCCGCAAAGTGCGCTCGTTCGTGATCCCGCACATCCCGCACGAGGATGCGATCCTGCCCGAAGAGACGCAGGGCCTGCGCGCCTTCGGTTCGGAAAATGAGATGGAGGCACTGGAGACGGTCGTTGCGGATCGCCTGGAAACGGCGCGCCGCAAGCACGACATCACGCTCGAGAATCTGCGCATGGGCGCCCTGCGCGGCCAGATTCTCGACGCTGACAACTCGGTGATCTACGATCTGTTCAGCGAGTTCGGTATCGAGCCTAACGTCGTGGACTTCCAATTCTCGAGCAACACGTTCGATGTCAAGAGCGCCGTGCTCAACGTCAAACGCTACACCGAACTGCATCTGTTGGGCGAAGTGATGCGCGAAGTGCACTGCTTGTGCGCGCCCGACTGGTACGACGCCTTCACGACCCATCCGGACGTGCTCACCGCGTTCCAGTTCTTCCAGCACACCGATCTGCCCAATCAGAATCTGGCCACCGACAACCGCCGCAACTTCCGCTACGCTGGCGTGACGTTCGAGGAATACCTCGGCCACGCGAGTGACGGCGACGGCGTCGACCACGTCTTCGTGCCCGAGGGCACGGCCATCTTCTTCCCGCTGGGGACGATGACCACCTTCCGCACCTGGTTCGCCCCGGCCGACTTCAACGAAACGGTCAACACGATCGGCTTGCCGATCTACGCCAAGCTCGAGCCGCGCAAGTTCAACCGCGGCATGGACCTGCACACACAGTCCAACCCGCTGCCGATGTGCTTGCGTCCCGCTTTGCTCACCAAGGCAACGCGGAGCTGAAGACGATCATAGAGAACCGCAGGAGCTGCGATCGGTCTTGGCGCGACAGGAATCGGTGGACAGGCTGCCGGCTCCCGGTAAGCTACTCTGGCCGCGCCGACCTACATACATCAACGGTTCGGGCGATACACGACAACTTGCCAGCACCGAAGCCCCAACCTCCGATTGGGGCGTAACCCCATCGCAATCGGGCGCGGCCTCAGGGAATTAGCGGTTACAGGCTAGATGGTCACGACGAATTCGGGAGATGGGCGGTGCAATTCGGCAAAGCGACTAGCGGGGCAGCGCGTCGGGCAGGTGCGCCTGGAGAAAGGCGTAGCTCGCTGGGTGATACTGTTTCAGCATCTCGCAGACATCTTCGTCAGCAGTCGCGAGAACTGCATTATTGGTACGGCTGACCGCATCTAGGACGAGCATGTCCAGCATGTCGTTTTTGTCCGGAATCTTCTTGTCCTCTAGCGCCTTGGACAATCGAGAGCACCAGTACCCGATGGTTTCTGCACTCACCCCGAAGGCCGCGAGAATGCCGTGAAGGGAGCTCAGGTATTTCGGGGTCGTGCGCTGGATTTCCTTGGTGCCGATTGCTCTTAGAATGTCCACAGGTTCCTCTGCCTTGGCGATCCGTTGCAGGAGTTGATCGCCTCTGAGCATGGACAGGTCCATGTCCGGTGCCAATTTCACTCCATTGACGGAGCAGTGGAAGCTGACGAGCGATGCGTAGGCAAGAGACGCTACCAGCGTGCAAAAAGCACGTCTAACTTCTACACGCTTACTACCGCCAGCGTAGAAGCTCCGCAAAATGGCGACAAGTTCATCTTCCACATAGTTCAAATTGGCTTCTAGACACGTGGCCATTGCGGCAATAACCTTCTGTTGCTGGGTCGGATCAGTACGCCTCGCCTCGGCGACACCAACTTCGAATGCCAGCACGAGGGAGACGAGTGTGAATCGAAGGAGCTCCGCTTCCGCCTGAACACGGACCTCGATAATCTTCTTGATGTCCGCGTCGACCTCGACCAACGTCTTCGCAGACTGGATTCTCTTCAGCATCGCCACGTCCACACGCAAACCATGAATGGGGGGCGGCCCTTCCACGAGATCGGCGATGTTCAGCAACCTCTGGATCGCCATCAAATCATCGGCGTGCTTTGTAATCCATTCCACGACAGTGACGCTCGTAATCGCGACGCGATGCGTTGCGAAGAACTTCTGAATCGCGGGTAAGCGCAATCGGCTGTGCGTTGACTCGCCGAGGAGGTAATAGACGAGGTTTGAGTCTGAAAGTACTGTGGGCGATGTGGGCGTAGAAGTCATCAAGTTAGCCAAGCTCTCCAAAACTGCCCGAAAACCGTAGGGTAGCTCCAATCGAGAAGCTGTTCACGACGGGCGCTGGGGTGGGCTTCGATTTCCAGACCGGCGGCCACTGGAAGTGAACCACCCGGACGGGTAGTCGCCGTGCCGCGCTTGTGCCGCAAGCGGCGCCCAAATCTAACGGAGCCGGAGCACGTTTCCCGCGCTCCCATGGCGGGCTGAAGCCCACTCCCACGTATTGCAATGAGCTGGCAAGACCAAGTTGACGACATGCTGGAGACGCTGCTTGATCCGGACACCGGATTCGGCGCGTCCTACGTTTACACCTTCCGCGATGGCGGGACGATCACTCTGTCCGGCTACTTCAATGCTGCTTATCAGAACGTCAAGCTCGACAGCTACGGCAGCACGATCACCACGGTGCACCCGGCGCTGGGCGTCCGGCTGGCGGACTTCGCAGGCACGGCGGGCCCGGTGCAGGATGACACAGTGGCAGTGAACGGCGTCGATTACGCGATCTGGGACGTGCAGCCGGACAAGCAGGGCGACCTACTCAACAAGAGTGGCGGCGCACTCCTGCTTTTGAAGAAACTCTGATGCCTTCCGATCATCCCCGGTCCCTGATTCGGGACTACATCGCCAAGGGGCTGGTGAGCGCAGCGACCCTGGCTGGCGCGAATGTTTTTGCCGATCGCATTGAGCCGGTCGGCGACAACTGGTCGCCAGCGATTTTCGTGCACACGCCCCGGGAAAACGTCGATCCGAAAGACTCGTGGGTATCAAATGATCCCGACAGCCCGGGCCGGCTGACGCGCGAGCTGACGCTCGCTATCGCGGGTCTTATGGATATGCCGCGCTCGGGAGTGCCGATCGACCGGCAACTCGACCAGCTCGCTTACCAGATCGAAGCCTTTATGGATTCCGATCCGACGCTGGGCGGCATGGCTTCGAAGTCGCTGCTGCAAAGCAGCACGGTTACTCTGCAGCCCGGTGGTGTTGACTCTGTGGCAATGGTGCAACTCGTCTACAATGTCACCTACTACACGGCTACCATCACGGCTCAGCCGACACCGGATGTGCCGGTGACCGAGGTCTTTGTCGGTGTTGCGCCGGATATCGGGCCCGACCACGTAGCAGACTACGTTGAGGTCGTTGGCCCATGATCGACCTGCTGCTGCAGCGCGGCGCCAGCACCGGCAACCTGTCGGATCCGGACACAGCGATGCTGCGCGCTCAGGTGTCGAACCTGATCCACCGCGGCCTGGTTGTGTCTGTGGACCTGACGCGCGCGCTCGCGACCGTCCAGGTGGGCGAGGTGCAGACCGCGGCGCTGCCGTGGCTCACGGCGCGCGCCGGCGGCGACATTACCTGGTGGGCTCCCGAGGTCGGCGAGCACGTTGCAGTCCTCTGTCCGAGTGGCAGCTTGTCGCAGGGCCTCATTATTGGTTCGCTCTACTCCGGCGCGAAGCCGGCGCCGGGGAGCAGCGCGGATCAGAGCATTACGAAATATTCCGACGGCACGACGATCACCTATGACCGGGCAGCCCACAAGCTCACGGTGCAGGCGGTGGGCGACGTCGTGGTTGAAGCAACGGGCGATGCGACGGTGTCGGCCAAGAACATCTCCGCAACAGCACAGACGAATGCCGAGCTGACCGCGCAGACGGTGACGCTGGCGGCCTCTGGTGGCCTGACCATTAACGGCGACGTGGCGCTCAACGGCAAGCTCACGACGGACCTGAAGGTCGCAGGCAATGTGAAGGCGACCGGACAGGTCATCCAGGCAGTTCCCTCGAGCGAGCTATGACAGGCATGAATGCGTCGGACGGCGCTGAATTGAGTGGCTTCGACCACCTGAAGCAGAGCATCGAGGACATTCTCACCACGCCGAAGGGCTCGCGCGTGATGTTGCGCGACTACGGCTCGGACCTGTTCTCGCTGATCGACCAGCCGCTCACTCGCGAAACGGAGATGGCGATCATTGCGGCCACCATCGGCGCGCTGACGACGTGGGAGCCGCGGCTTCAGGTCGACAGCGTCCAGGTCGCGGGCGACGCCGCCAGTGGTCAGATCGCGATCTCCTTGCAGGGCACATACCTGCCGGATGGTCAACCGATTTCGATTTCCGGGCTGAAACTTCAATGAGCCGCTTCAATCTCATCGATTTGTCGACGCTCGCGCCGCCCGGGGTGGTCGAGACGCTCGACTACCAGTCGATCAAACTCGCCATCCTCGAGGACCTGGTCGCACGGGATCCGTCCTTCACCGCGCTGCTTGAGTCGGATCCCGCGATCCGATTGGTCGAAGCATTCGCATATCGGGAAATGGTCCTGCGCCAGCGCATCAACGACGCCGCGCAGTCGAACCTGCTCGCCACGGCGACGGGCGCCGACCTCGATCATCTCGCGGCGTTCTACGGGGTCGAGCGCGCCACGTCGCTCGACGCCAGCGGGAACACGCTCACGGAGACGGACGACCGGTTGCGGCTGCGCGTGCAGCTCGCGCCGGCGGCGCTCTCCTGCGCCGGTCCGGCCAATGCCTACCTGTACTTCGCCTTTTCCGCCGACATGCGCGTCGCCGATGCAAGCGCAGTGTCGCCGGCGCCGGGCCAGGTGGTCGTCTCAATCTATTCGACCGACAATGCCGGCGCGCCGAGTGCCGATCTGCTGGCGACGGTCTCCGCCGCGCTGAACGCCGATGACGTGCGTCCGCTGACCGACGTGGTGACGGTGCAGCCTGCGGTCATCAACCATTACACGGTCGCCGCGACGGTGACGCTCTACCCGGGGCCCGACGCGACGGTCGTGCAAACCGCCATCGTGAACGCGCTGACCAATTACACGCTGGGCGTGCAGAAGCTGGGCTACGGCGTGACCCTCACCGGCCTCTATGGCGCGATCGCCCAGGCCGGAGTGCAGGACGCCGTGATCCAGGCGCCGGCCGCGGAACTTGCCGGCGATCCGTACCGCATCAACGTTTGTGATTCCGTGACTGTCACGATCGCCTCCGCCAGAACCGAATGAGCACCAGCCTGATCGGAGCCTTCGGCTACGACCCGTTTGGGACGCAGCCTCTTGCGAGCACCACCGCGCCCGACGAAGCGCTGCTGCCGACCGTGCTGCCGCGGAACGCGACGCCCGTCGAGCGAATGCTCGAGACCTCCACGTGGCGGCTGTATGGCGAGGGGCCGGTCGGCATTCGCGCGCTGTGTAACCCGCAGAAGGTCCCGGCCGCAATGTTGCCGTGGCTTGCCTGGGCGCTGAATGTGGACGCCTGGGACACCGCCTGGGACGAGGCGAAGAAGCGGTCCGTCATTGGCCTGGCGCTTGCGACTCACGCGGCAGACGGCACGTTGCAGGCGGTCAGGACCATCACCGAGCTTTGCGGCGGCGCTGTCACAAACGTCATCCGACCACCCTGCCAGCTCTACTATGGCGCGGCTCCGACCGAGGCTCAGAAGGACGCGGCTCTGGCTGTTTTCCCGCAGTTGATCCTGCGAACGAGCAATGATCCGTTTGTAGCGCCCGATGGCGCGGCGTTCGGCGGCCGGTTTCCAGGGCTGTGTTACGGCATCGATCTTGGCGCCGCTGAGCGCGTGCTGCCGCGCGCATTCATTGAGGACAAGGGTTCGACGACGGAATGCGCGGTGGCGCAGACTGTGGCGGCGGACGGCCAGAAGTACCTCGAAATCCGCGTGCCGCTCACGAACAGCTACGGGACGTACGACGGCGGTTTCCCGCAGTTCGGTCCAGTCGTCGATGCGCCGGTTTACATCCTGGCGACGACCCAGGCGTATGCCGGGCCGGGGCTGGGCGCCAACTACAAGCTCGTCACCGCGGGCATCGAGCCGACGCAGGTGTTTCCGGACTGGATCTCGGAGAGTTATTCCGCCCAGGGCATTTTCCCGGTCCGCAATTTCGCGAGCAGCGGCTTGTTTTGGCAGCCTTCGACCGCGGCGGATCACGTGCACGCGCGGCTGTACCTGTTCGACCAGAGCCGCACGCTGGAGGCAACGGGCAAAAGTTACTTCCTCGACGCCGTGCACACCGGCGTGCAGCCTTACACCGCGCAAATTCGCGCCTGGTTTCCGCTGCAACGCTCGCCATTCATGGCGCGCTATTACGGGCACGGCTTCTTTGTCGGAGAGAACTACGAATGGCTAACCCGCTATCTGGCGAGCTTGGCCCGCTGCACGGCGCTGCGTGACACCGTCCTGGTCGACACGCAGAACTACGCGGTCGTGGTGTGCGGCGCCCGGACACAGTGTGGTTCGGAAACGATTTGCGGCGCCATGGCGCTGCGCCAGTAGGGAGAGATTCGATGGAACAGCAATTCAACTTTCAGCAAAACATGGATTTCCAGGTGCAGGACTTCATTGACCTGCAGCAATGGACCTCCGACGCCATCGACCATGTCGCGCTCGACGCGCTGGCGCCGGGCGGCATGTTCTACACCGGACTGGCGGCGACCCAGAACGGCCAGACGCAGGTCAACGTCGCGGCCGGCCGCTTGTACTCCCAGGGCACAAACCCCTCGGGCAGCGCGGGTCTGTGGGTTTACCAGTACCCCACGGCGACCACCAATTCACTGCAGTCGATGCTGCCATTGAGCAATCCGAAACTGGTCGCGCTGATCGCCTGGGGCACAGTCAATTCGAACGCTGACGTTGCGCCGCGCTCGTTTCTGCTGAATGCGCAAACCGGCCAGGCAGAAACGCAGTCCACCCCGCTCCAAACGACGCGCGTCTGCAATCTGGAGTTTGTCGCCGGCGTGGAATCGCCCGTGCCCCAGTTGCCCACCATTCCGGCCAATGCGCTGCTGATCGCCACCATCACGCTCTCGCCCACGGGCATCACGTCGGTGGCGATGCAGGCGGGCAACGTGCTGCCGAACCTCGCCGCTCACGAGACGCGCGTCACGGCGCTGGAGAGCACCAGCTCGCAGGTGCAACTGCAGACGGCGTCGCTCGGCACGGACTTGAGCGCGCTCGCCACCAAGACCAACGCGCTCGCGCCGATGAGCCTCGTCACGCAGATGGCGGCGGATCTCGCGAAAGCCAAACTGATGCTGCACCTGCCGTCGTCTTATTCGTCGTATGAGACCGATCACTTCGGCGACGCGACGCTGAGCAATCCGGCCGCCAACAACTACGCCGCGAAGCTCAACAACGGGCTGCTGTTCCCGGATGCGGCCACTGGCACCTTCCCCCTCGATCTGTTCAACCCGATCGATGCGAGCGTTCTGAAGAGCACGCGTGGCTTGATTCTGCCGGCCTATACGAGCGTGCCGCGCATCCAGACGAAGGGCTATTCCGGCGATCTGTCTCTGTCTCAATATCAGGTGCAGACGCAAACCCTGGCGCCGTACCAGGAGACCGTCTGGCAGTATCGCTACGGCTGGAACTGGAACTATTACAACGCCTGGTACCAGGGCCAGTTCTGGCGCTATTACAACCAGTACTACGCTTACGATCTGCTGGGCGGTTACTGGTATGCCTACACGCAGACCGGCTACACCGTCCAGACCAGCACGACATCGATCAACGGCGCCATGGTCGCGCAGACCTTCCTTGCCTCCAACGCCATGTGGCTCACCGGCGTTGATCTCTACCTCACCTCCGTCGGCGCCTCCGGCGACATCACGCTCGCCATTGCGAAGACCGTAGCGGGCCAGCCGGATCTCAGCAACACGATCTCGATCGTTAACGTCCCGGTGGCAACGCTGGTGACCTACCCCACGGCGACGCACATCCCGATTCCTCCGGTGCTGCTCGAGGCCGGCACGCGCTACGCGCTGGTGCTGATCACGCAGGGCAATCACCGTGTGGCGGTGGTGAGCGGAAACAACTTCACCAACGGCACGATCTTCTACTCGACCGATGGCGCGTACTTCACCGGCGACCTGACCAAGGACCTGATGTTCACGCTGTACGGCGCGCAGTTCGCGAGCGCGCTTACGCAGGTGCAGCTCCAGCCCGTGTCGCTCGCCGGCGGCCTGACTGATCTGGCGGTCAACGTCGCGCAGGTCGTTCCGCAGGGCGCGACACTACAATTCCAATTCCAGGTCAACGGTACCTGGTACAACCTCGGCGACGCCACTGCGCCGCTCGACGCCGCGCCGCAGCTCGTGCCCTTGCGGGCTGTTTTCCTGGGCACGTCCGACATTGCGCCGGCAGTGATCGCCAACACCACGGGCGTTGTGGCTTCGCGGCCGGCGACGTCGTTCAACCACACGAGCGAGGTCCGGAGCCTTTCCTCTCCGAGTAAGAACATTCAGGTGCAGGTGGTCGCGGTGAACTACAACGCGGCCGTGCACACGCTCGCCTGCTCGATCACCAGCGGTGGCGCGACGACGACGCCGTCGCTGACCAGCTCACAACTGGAGCCCGACGGCGTGGGTTTGCGTTTCACCTTCACGTTCAGCCTGGCGGCGGACATCAGCACCTACGCCATCAACCTGCAGGGCGCGCGGCAGGCTGCGGCGGCGCCTTTCCAGATCGTCGAGCGCACGGACGTCGCGCAATAAGGGAGTCTCACATGAACAGCAACACTGATCGGAAAGCCACACCGGTGGCGCCCGCAGCTCCGACCGCTCCGGCAACTTCGAACACGCCGGCGTTGCCCGACAGCATTGATCCGGGCGCCCAGTACGTGGTGCATCTCACCGCGCCTGTGGATGTGCTCGGGCAACGCCTCTACCCGGGGCGCAAATACCGCCTCCGCGGAGACGTCCTGACTTCGATCAAGGCGAGCGTGAAGGATGCCACTGAACTTCGCTAGTTACCGCTTCACGGACGGTCTGACTCCTCTGAGCGCGGGGACCTTCAACCCGCGCTTCCAGGATCTGGACACCCGCATTGCGAACCTCGAGGCGCTCAAGGTTTCGTGGGAGACCGCGATCCAGGCGGTGTCCGATTTCGGCATCGAGCGCATCGATGCGATTCTCGGCGCGACGCTCGCCTCGCTCGGCGACAACGAGACCAGCGCCGCCGCGGCGGTCGCCAACATCAATGCGCAGCACCAGGCGGCCGTGGCCGCCGTTCAGACGCTTCAGGCTTGGATTGCCGCGTCCGAGGCAGCGATTGGCAAGTGCCCGGCGCCTCCGGTCGGCGCCGCGCTGCTCGCGGGCGACGGCAATGGCGGATTCGCCAACGTCACCCTGGGGCCTGGCCTCTCGTATGCCAACAACATCCTCAGTGGGACCCCGCCGATCGCGTGGTCCCGCCAGACCACATCCTTTGCGGCGGCAATCGGGTCTGGATATTACGTCCCGGTGGCCGGCGTCAACGCGGCGCTGCCGCGCGGCGCCGCAGACGGGCAGTCCGTTGCGTTCATCTCCGGGCTGCCCGCCGACAACACGTTCACCATCACGCCGGCGGCCGGGCAAACCATCATGGGCGATGCGGGCGCACTGACCGTCGACAGCGCTTATGCCGCGATGTCGTTGATCTTCTTCGCCGCGGTCTCCGATTGGAGAGTCTTCTAACCACTTCGGGCCGGCTCCGCTCCGGCGCAGTTCGCAACAAGGGAGTAATCGCACATGCCAGGAAATCAGTTTCTTCACGGCGCCGAGGTCCTTCAGATCGACACCGGCAGCCGGCCGGTCACGACTCCGTCTTCGGCCGTCATCGGGCTCGTCGGCTCCGCGCCATTTGGTCCGTTGAACACGCCGACGCTCATCAGCGGTAGTCCGTCGCTCGCCAGCGCCACGTTCGGTCCCGCTGGCTACGGCTTCTCGATCCCCGACGCGCTCGTCGCCATCTTCAAACAGTGCGGCGCTCAGGTCGTCGTCGTTAACGTCGCCGATCCGGCGGACAACACGCTGCAGACGAGCGTTGCCGCCGCTCCGCTGACCTTCAATTCGCTGGGCCAGATTCAGCTGCCGAACATCGCGGTGTCGAACGTCGCGCTGACGGGTCCTGTCACTGCGCCGATGACATTTCAGGGCGCTGCGCTGCCCCTGCCCGCGGGCGCCACCGCTCCGGTCGTGAAGTCCTCCGATGGAACGAAAACCTACGCGCTGACCACGGACTACACCTTCGCCGGCGGCGCGATCACGCAGGTCGAGGGCGGCGGCCTGGCGGCGAACGAGGCGGTGCTCGTCACCTACACGATGGCGGGCCTTACGGCCGGAACCGACTTCACCGTCGATGCGCAGACCGGGCTGCTCACCTTCGTCGCGGGCGGCAAGATCGCCGCCAACTCGACGCTCAATGTGGCGTACAGCTACCTCGATCCGACCAAGGTTACGCAGGCGGCGGTGGTGGGCGGCGCCAGTTCAACCACGGGCGCCTACACAGGCGTCGAGGCGCTGCTGGCCGCGGCCAGCGTCGCCGGCGTCACGCCGCGCATCCTGTGCGCGCCGGGCTTCACCGGCGTCAAGGCCGGCGCCACTGCCAACGCGGTCATCGCGGCTCTTTCGACGGTTGCAGACAAACTCCGTTCGATCGTTGTCGCGGACGGGCCCAGCGCCGCCAACGGGCCGCTGACCACCAACGCCGCGGCGATCAGCTTCCGCGCCGACTGGAGCTCCAAGCGTATCTTCCTGGTCGACCCGGGCGTGATCCGCTTGAACCCCGCGACCGGCGCCAACGACACGCAGCCAGCCTCAGCCTACGTCGCGGGCGTCATTGCGAACCAGGACGCCACCAACGGTTTCTGGTTCAGTCCTTCGAACCAAGTTCTTAACGGTGTGCTCGGCGCCAACCGCCCGATCGACTTCGCAATGGGTGACTACGCGAGCGGGGCGAACCTGCTCAACCAGAACGCCATTGCGACGGTCGTTTACCAGCAGGGCTATCGCCTGTGGGGCAATCGCACCTGCTCGACCGATCCGACCTGGGCGTTCCTGTCAGTCGTGCGCACGGCCGACATGATCAACGACGCGATCCTGCAGAGCTTCCTCTGGGCTGTCGATCGCAACATCACTAAGACGTTCCTCACGGACGTCGTCGAGAGCGTCAACGCCTACCTGCGCTCGCTGAAGGCCCAGGGCGCCATCATCGACGGCAAGGCCTGGGCCGATCCGGATCTCAACACCGCCGCGGTCATCGCCGCGGGCCAGATTTACATCGACTTCGATTTTGCTCCGCCGTGCCCGGCCGAGCACATCACCTTCCGCTCGTTCATCAACGACAACTACCTGACGGAGGTCCTCAGCTAACATGTACCCGCAACTGCTTACGAACTTCGTGGCCTTTGCCGATGGCAAGGGTTACATGGGGCGAGTGCCCGAACTGACGTTGCCAAAAATGACGTCCAAGATGCTGGAGTATCTCGCCGGCGGCATGAGCGCGGCTGTGGAGATCGACACCGGCGTCAACGAGAAGATGGAGACGACCTTCACCCTCGCGGAGTACAACGCGGCGGTGCTGTCGCTGTGGGGCATCCTGGCGGGAGCCGACACGCAATTTACTTTCCGGGGCTCGGTCCAGGCGCAGGGCGCCGATGCGCAGGCAGTCGTAGCGACGGTCGCTGGCCGGACCAAGGAACTCGATCCCGGAACGTGGAAGCCCAACGAGCAGATCGCACTGAAAGTGGCGGTTGCAACCACGTATTTCAAATTGAACGTCGCGGGCGTGGACGTGCTGGAGCTCGACCCCGTCAACATGGTCCGCATCGTCGGGGGCGTCGATCAGCTCGCGAGCCAGCGCGCCGCGCTGGGCATCTAGGGTTTTCTGCAACCATAGCAGGCCCGGCCGGGCGGGATTCCCGGAACGAACGTCAAAGCACCTTGAAGATGGGGCGGCCTGCAGCGCAGCGCCGCCCCGCTTTTTAACGAAATTCCATGCAGCAAACCGAAAACAACACAATCAAACTCGAGTACCCGATTACCGCTGGCGCGCAACTCATTCAGGAGATCACCTTGCGCCGGCCAAAGGTCAAGGACACCCTCGCCGTCCAGAAGGCGGGCGGTAGCCAAGCCGAACAGGAGATCCGGCTGGTAGCGAACCTCGCAACGCTGACGCCATCTGACATCGAAGAATTGGACGCGGCCGATTACGCCCACGTGCAGGCGGTCCTGACGAGTTTTTTCTCCCCGGCGCAGCGCAGCTCCGCCAGGACGTAATCGTACTCGCTCATCTGACCGGCTGGTCGCTCGCTGAACTTCTCAATCTCACGATCGATGATTTCCGCGACTGGTCCGAGGCCGCGGAACCGGTCTACAAATCGCTGCTTTCCCAAGTCTGATGCCTACTCCCAACGCTAGTGTCGTCGTCAAGATCGGCGCGCTGATGGATTCGACCGTCGGCTCCGTCTTCGGCAAGACCACCGCGGGTCTCAAGAAGATCGGCGACACGATGAAAGACCTGGCCGCGCGCTCGCAGGAGCTGAAGCGGCTGGACGCGGCGAGCGTGCGTCTCGGGGAGTCTGTGGAAGCGCTGACTGCGCGCTACGAGAAGCAGAGCGCGACGCTCGCCAAGGCCGAGGCGTCCTTCGCGAAGGTCAAAGAGAAGATCGCCGAGGCTGGCGGCGCCGATGAGAAGCTGGAGGCGCAACTGGCGCGCGCGGACGAGGCGGTCCTGCGCGCCCGGACGAACCTGGATCGCACAAACGTCAGCCTGGCCAAGGCTAAGACGGACTATGCGGAGGTCTCCGCGGCGGCGGAAAAGTTTCGGGCGGCCAATCGGGATGTCGAGTCCTCCCTGAACCAGTTGGGCGCGGCCTTGAAGCGCTATGAGGGCGCGAGCGCCGCGTTCAAGAAGAACCAGGCCAGCCGCGCGCAATGGCGCGCCGCCATGGTGGAGGTCGGCGTCCTGGGCGCGGCGGTGAAGCGGGTCTTCGACAAGGCGAGCGCGTCGGAGGACGCCAAGATCCGCCTGGGCTTCGTGCTGCGCGGCGACAAGAAGCAGATCGGCGACGTCATCCGCGCAACCCGCGCTTTCGTCCACAACAGTTCTGCCACGATGCCCGAAATGCTTGTCATCCAGGGCGCGCTCAACCGGGAAGGCCTCGCGGCGGACGAGGCGTTGATCGCTGCGAAGACCGTGCACGCGGTTTCAACGGTCACGCAGCAGGACGCGGCGGAGACGGCCAAAGCCATCGCGAGCATTTACAACACTGCCGGTCTGCAGATGGTGGGACCGACACAGGAGAAGCTCTCGCGCATTGGCGACCTGGCTGCGGCCATGCAGCAGAACTTCGCCATTGAGGACATTGGCGGCCTGGGTGCTGGTCTCGCGAAGGCGTTGCCGCAGGCCACGATGGCGCGGGTCAGCTTCGAGCAGACGGGCGCCGCGATCGGCGCGCTCACGCGCTACGGCATGGATGCTGGCGGCGCTGGACAGCAGATGAGCGCGGTGCTCCGCAATCTGACCAAGGCCTCCCAAGCGCTGGGCTTCCAACTGGTTCACGACGCCAAAGGCAACCTCGATTTCGAACTCACCATTCTTTCCATGAGCGCTCGTTTGAGCCGGATGGGCGGTCTCGCGCGCAACCGGGATGCGCTGACTAAGGCGTTCACGCGGCGGGGCGCTGACGCGGCATTCTATCTGTCCCGCGCCGCGGCCGCCGGGGAGTTGCTGCAGGCGCAGGAGTCGCTGGCCGACAGCACGGGCCGCGTTCAGCAGGAATACGAGAAGCTGGAGAACTCTCCCAAAGAGCGCTGGGAACGCGCCGTCAAGAACATTGGGATGATTCTCACACCCATCGGCCTGGCGATGATGCCGGCGGCGACGAAGGCGCTCGAAACAGTCGAGGGTGTTTGCACGAAGCTCGGCTCGTTCTTTGACGAGCATCCCACTGCAGCGAAGTGGATCGGTGGCGTGACCGTGGCCGCACTGGGCCTTGGCGGCGCCATCACCGTCATCGGCTATGCCATGGCGACGATTCTGACCCCGTTCCTGAAGCTGAAGGAACTAACGCTGCTGTGGAGGCTGCGCAGTTTGGAGACAACCATTCAGCTCGGCGCGCAGACCGTTGCAATCGGGGAGTCCGCAGTGGCCACCGAAGGTCTGGCAGTGGCGGAAGGCGAGGAAGCGACGGCCGGCACGGCGTCGAAAGCGGGCCTCTTAACGCGCATCCCGCTCCTCGGCCGGCTGGCGAGCGCGCTCGGGCTGGTGC